GTGATGCTGATATTAAGCTCGGTATGGCTTTTCATATTACACTTAATAGTGTTAAAAAAGCATGGCAAGACTTTAACGGCAGCCATGTTATATTCTGTCTTGAAGGTCGTAGCTGGCGTAAAGATTACTATACTCCGTATAAAGCACAACGAGCAGAAGCTCGTGCCGCACATACAGAAAAAGAAGCAGATGAAGAAAAGGTATTCTGGGAAGCATTTGACACTTTTAAAGATTTTATTATAGATAAAACTAACTGCACAGTACTACAAAATTCACGTCTTGAAGCAGATGATTTAATTGCTGGCTGGATACAAAGCCATCCAAACGATAATCACGTGATTATTTCAACAGACACAGATTTTGTACAGCTAATCGCACCTAATGTAAAACAGTACAACGGTGTTATGGAAACAACTATTACACACGAAGGTATCTTTGATGCAAAAGGCAAAAGAGTCATCGACAAGAAAACGCAAGAGCCTAAAGCAATCCCAGATCCAGAGTGGCTACTATTCGAAAAATGTATGCGTGGTGATACCAGTGATAATGTCTTCTCGGCGTATCCAGGTGTGCGTACTAAAGGCACAAGCAAAAAAGTGGGTCTTACAGAAGCGTTCGAAGATCGTAACAGCAAAGGCTATGCATGGAACAATCTCATGCTACAGAGGTGGACTGACCACAACGGCGAAGAACATCGTGTACTAGAAGATTACGAACGCAATCGACGACTGATCGATCTAAGTCATCAACCAGAAGATATCAAAGAAATAATTACAAATACTATTTCTACTGCAACTTTATCTAATAAGGATGTTGGTCAAGTTGGAATTAGATTAATGAAATTTTGTAATCTATATGATCTTAAAAAGATTGCGGATCAGGCACAGGCCTATGCCGAACCTCTAAATGCGAGGTATTCAAATGAAATTAAAACTTTGTCCATATGAAGATACGTGTCAAACAAAAACTGATAATTGTTGGGAGAATACAATGACCGAAACACATGCTAAACCTGTTATAGAAAATAAATTTTGGATTGTAGAACAAAACGGTACAAAATTTGCTACTCTACGCAGAGACGAAGAAAATAGATTTGTTCTTAGTAACGAGTCTGGAATAAAAATTTACAACAACAAAAAAAGTTTAACTGATCAGTTTGGCAAAGATTTTTTTGTTGCTAAGATTGTACAAGAATCAACAAATGCTGAACCAAATGAAGTTCACGGATTCAGTACCAGTGCAACACCACATAATGCCATGTATGATATAAAAAGAAAACTTCCTCTGTTTACAAAAAGCAGCGATTCTAAAAGTTTATACTGTGCAGGATATTATGTGATCAAATTTGACAAAGGATGGGTAAAGAGTTTTTGCCCTAAACTGATTACCCTGCAGAGATACAAATATCAAGGCCCGTTTAAAAGTGAAATTGAAATGAAACAGGTACTGGCCAATGTCTCTAAATAATATGTCAACAACTTTGCCCAGTGTAGAAAAACTTATACAACGAACTGCGGCTGCTGAAAAAAGTCAGCAAAAAGAGATACGCATTACAATACAAGAAGCAAGAGATCTGACTACAGAACTTGCTTCAATGACTGCTAAATTAGGAAAAACAGTCCAAGAAATACATCAACTATTGGTTGAAATAAGAGATTCTACAACCAAAATAGATGTTAAGTTTGACGGGGGCGGTTTCGGTTCTTGATAAATATATACGTGCTTTATTTAAGGACACGTGATATATAATGAGTAGACCAAAACCTAAAATACTGTTAGAATATGCCAACAAAGACACGTATAAGATAGAACAGATCTTAGACAGTGAAGCCATTTGGGCAGTATTTTACAAAGACAGTCCCTTTAATTTAAAAAGTGGCAGTCTAGTGGCTAGCTATCCTGGCCCAAAATATAAAAAAGTTTCATTTAGCAATCCCGGACACGCACACAATCTAGCAAAGAAATTAAATAGAATTTTTAAAACTACAGATTTTAGTGTGTACAAACTGACTTCGGGCGAAAAACTATAAGCTATGAATATCAAAGATACATATACCAAGGTATTTGTACAGGCAGCAAATCAATTCTGTGATAATACCACAATTAAAAATCTAAGAAGTAAATGGTGGACTAGCACACGTTGCAAAGATGCGGGCGGTCTAAGAATAACCACAGAGTGTTTAGAATACATTCAAGCAAACTCTCAAATCAAAACATACAAAGTTGATCTGCCAAGAGATCTAGTAATTGGGCCGCAAATATTAATTTGGTTAGATCAATTTTTACAGTGTCCATATCATCTTGAGAAAAAATCAATCACTGTGTTGACAGAAAAAGCTGCATTTGAACTTTATCTTTTTTCAGGTGATGTAAGAAAGATGACTTCATCAAAAGCTATGGCCAAACAATTAAGCCAAGAATGAAGATGCTGTTGTCATTACATTATAAATATTTGCGATGTTAAATTTAAATCCACTTGATATCTTAGGACAACGAGAAGTCAATACGTTGCCCCCGCATTTTGCAAAGATGCAAATTGAGGGTTGGGATTTTTTGGTTGATGAAAACAACATTAAACAATGGATATTTCATCGACTGAAAGGAAGATTCTGCATTATTAAAATGCCGGGCTATGACAGTAATGATAAATTACGTTCCTACACCGTCGTTGGATTTGAAGACCACAAAGAATTAACATTTTTTATGCTTGGATGCACACATATAAGGAGAAACTAATGACAGACCAAACTCAAGAGCCGATTACTGCTCAAGAACCCGCAACACAAACAGAAACCGCTTCGACACCGGGGCAAGCAACCGCAGAACTTAATCTAAATGATCTAGCTGCATTAAAAAGTATCATTGACGTTGCTACACAACGTGGCGCTTTTAGAGCCAATGAACTTGAAGCTGTTGGAAAACTTTACAACAAGTTGACCTCATTTTTAGACACTGTTGCCAAAAAGGAATAATATGAAAACATATAAACATATTGGGAAGGTAAAAAATACAGGATCAAAATGTCTTGTAGTTTTTAGAACCCTACCAGGAGAATCAAATATGTCATTGGTTCTTCCAACTGCTACTCTTCCGGATTCGTATCATAACGCTATCATGGAACTTGTCGAAACTGATCAGGCACAGGATGCTTTTGAATTTGCTGAGATTATGTTTGTAAGATATTTTCCAGACGGTAGACCAATGCTTCGAGCATTACAGGCCGACAATAGATTGATAAAAATGCCTACTGATAATATTATCATGACTCCTGGCCCACAATCAGAGATAGAATTATCGCAATTAAATTCCTTGATTGCTGAACAACGAAATTGCACGATAGACGATCTATGTAGCTTTGTAAAAGGCGGCCCAGGATATCCCGGACCTACAGCTAATTTAGAAAGTGGAAACGTTCCGGCTCCCGTATCTCCGCCAGCAGAAATTGGAGCTTTAACAGACCAAGATCTTGCAAAAAGTTATAGAAGTCAGGCTGATGCATTGTATAAAGAAGCAGCTAGAATACGTAAAGAGGCTGATAGTCTTGATCCTCCTAAAAAGAAATCAATTAACCCAACAGATGCCTAAACCTCTTTTTAAACCACCTACTCATCTTGTCAAGATTTGGCCTGAGGTATTCGAAGGACTGTACATGAATACAATGCCTGTGGCCTATCTTGACACAATTAGGTTAGAATTCCAAAATGGCAGAATATGGGAAATAGATATTAAAGAACAGCTGACAGAGTCTCATAGTGAGCACGTAGCAGATAAACTGTTAGAAACCTTTTCTGAATATCAAGAAGAAATATCTAAAATAGATTTTAAAATAGATATTGAAAAATTAAAACAGGATATTAAAAAAGAAACTAAAAATATTTTTTAATCAGTTACACCAAAGTATTCTTTAGCTAAATCTTTAGCAAATTCACGGTGTGCATCAGGAAGCAGATGTCCGCAAGCAGTAAATGTAGTAATAGGGGTTTTGATGTTAAAATATTGCGTGTTGATTTTATCAAATTCTAACAAATCAAACCACAACATTCGAAGCCATTTATTTTGAGAGTTATAAACTGTGGTTGAATATCGGTAAAATATATAGCTAGTATTTAGAAAAATTGGATCTCGACCAATTTTTTCAGTAACATAATTTTTAATTAATAAACATTCTTTTAGGTAGGCTATAAGAAATTCTTCATCGCTAAGTGTTGACCAAGTAGCTTCAAATAATTTTTTATACTTTTTGCTATGTCCGATAGCATATATATGGGGGACAACTGATTGTACCCAATTAAACGTTTTTTCGGCCTCGTATATATCTGGTATACTATATAAACCCAATCTATCTGGGTTTGTTAGCCCTATAAAAACATGAGTTGGCAGGCTGTTAGACTTTCTCATTATTTCAAGATCTGCAATTGTTCTAGTTGCAATACCTAACATACATGACCCGCCGACAGAGTTATTCACAACTTCTGCGTTAACTAACTCGCCTAATATTGTTCCCCATACATATTTTCGATTGTTATCTCTACATAATTTCCAAAATGATATGTCTTGATATATCATTGAACTTCGTAAATCACACCACTTCCAATTAACCGTCATAGGAACTGAGGTAAGGTGTCCCGGATATAAATCAGGAAATGTTTCTGGGTCTGCTAGCCCGGCACCATCGGAGTGGCTATCTCCGTTCACGTAAATTTTTATTTTCTTTGTCATTCAAACCCTACTTCTAGACCTTGGGATAAATGTTGATGCAGTAGTTGTCTAACCTCCCATCGATTTTTTTTAAAATTTCCCAATATGATCCACGGCGGCAAAACCTGTAAATTATTTTTGTTGCACCAATCTGCGTATTCAGG